AGCGCCGGCTCGATCTCGTACGAATCGGCGGCTTGCTCGTTGTATTCCATCGACTCTTCGAAAACGTCTTGTTCCATTTCCTTCTCTCCATTCTGTTAATCCCCGCTGCAGCCTGTCGCCAAGCTGCGGGGGTGGGGTGGCTACTTGGCCAGGCTGGCTGCGTATTCGATCAGGTAGATCTTCGGCGCCACCAGAATCTGAGCTGCAGCCAGCGGGTATTGCACGAGCCCAACAATCGCCGCTACACAGGCGATCGAGCCGCCAAGCAATCCAGCAAACCCTCCAAAGGTTGGGATGTTGTGATAGTCCTTAAGCGCGCCGCCTTCCTCTGCCTTGCAGTAGGCGCGGACGAACAGGGCGTAGCAGACGATCACCGAGAGAGCAGCAACTGTGATCATGCTTGCCTCCACCAGCTTCCACATCAGCAGTTGCTGGATCACATCTGGCAGCTCTGCCTGTAGGAATGACGCGCCGGCCTCAACGCCTGCCATCGTCTTGTTCAGGATGGCGGCCAGCGCCTGTTGCAGCTGTTCGTTCATGGTGTTGCTCCGTTCGTGTTGTGATCCATCAAGCCGCCAACTGCGCCTCTTCCATCCGCTGCGCTCTCACTACCACCTGAGAGCGGGGAGCCTCTGGCCGGCGAATCGGGCGAACCTGCGGGTTGTGCTCGGCGCCTACCAGCAGCGCCAGGACCAGCGGGGCGATGATTCCGCGGCGCATGGCTTCAAGGCAGAGGCCGCGAGTGGTGCGCTGGTTGCCAAGCTTGAAACGGGCGTCGTCGAGCTGCTGCTTGACCGTGTAGTGGCTGCAGTCCATCAGTCGTGCGATTTCCTTTGCCGTCTTGTCTGTCGCTGCCCAGAGAACGGCCAGCAACTGGCGTGGGGCCAGGCCTTCGCCGAGGCGTCCTTGCCAACCATCAATTTGGATGGTGTCCATCGTGGTTCTCCTTGCTTTGGGTCTTGCTGCCTTCCCAATGCCCGCTGTCTCCAACGGGCATCAGTGAAAGTCACTCCCCTTACACGCCCTGGGGATCTAGGCGCTTTGCATTGCGTGCTGGGTCATTCGCACGGTTCTGGCTATGCCATCGTCAGCCGTCGAGGTTTTTCCTCGCGTTGGCAGCCTTTCGGGGCTGTCTGATCGCCGGTCGCCAGCAGAGGCAATGCGGTCTGTTTGGTTGTTGCGCTTCAGTTTTAAAGAGCGTTTCGGGATCACCCGAGGCCTCTCGGCCTGTCGTCGCTGTGTTTCGCTTCGATGGGTGAGAATTTAGAGAACTAAACTACAAGCGTCAACAAGTTTTTAAAGAAAACTTAACTGCGGGCTGAAAAATAAGCCCGCGCAAGGGCGGGCTAGGGTGTCAGTGCTCCGATCCGGTCCAGATGACGTGGACGCTTCCGTCTGGTCTTCGACGCATGGTCACGTTGTCTGCCTGCTCGATTTCTTCCAGAAGACGCTCCCAGTCTTCCGGCCGGTCATCCGGCCCCGGCCTGAGGTTGGCCTGGCGTTCGCGCTGCGCAGTAGGCGCGCAGATGGTCAGGTTCACGCGGCGCACTAGTCGCGTGTAGCTGGACAGCTGATACTGATGGTGAAGGGCTGCCGGTCCTCGCATGTGAATCCTCCTTACTGCTGGATATCCACACAGTAATTGTGAGGGTTTCACCCGGCAAGAGGAAACATGGTGGCCGTTTGCCACATGTAAAGTTACTGATCGTACGAAAGTCGTAAGCTACGTCGTGCGCGGCCTATACCCGAACCTTGCTAGGCGCCACGATGTGTCCGACATAGTGAATCGTTTCAATCTGATCTGTCGGGATCGTGCGACGGCCGAATTGCTCGTTGACTGACTGCACAACCACTTCCTCATCGGTGGCTTGAAGCAGCTCCTTGAGCATGCACTCGCCATCCTGCAGACGGATCATCACGTACTCGAGCGGCACCAAGCGATGGTTCGGCTCGACGATAGCGATCCAGCCGGAGCGGATAGCTGGAGCCATGGAGTCGCCCTTCAAGCGCAGCGCGTAGGCGCCAGGGTCGCGCGATGGCACGTCCACAACGCCATCCGCTTCGTCCAGGGCGTACCAGTATCCCTCGGTACCCATCTGCGCCGTACCGATGATCTTGATCTCTCGATAGGGGCTTGAGATGGGCGGGCCTTGCTCGACGTTGCTGGCGTCGTCCATGTCCAACCACGGCTTGTCCAGGCTCAGGCTTTCGGGAACGGGGGAGCCCTCGCCTGTAGCGAGCCAGCGAGCAGAGCAGCGGAGCGCCTTGGCGAGAGCCATCAGATTCTCGCCGCTCAGTTTGTTCACGCCGGTCTTCCAGAAAGTGATCGTCGTTTTCGAGACGCCGATCCGCTTGGCCAGCTCGCTTTGAGTCAAGCCGGTTTCCTTCAGACGCTGGGTCAGTCGGTCTTTGAATTCCATGTTTAGGATTCTAAAGCCTTATTGAGTTTAGATTCCTTGCCTTTGCGTGTTAAGATGCCTAAACTGACCGCACAAATAGCGGAGAGCTGAAATGACATTCGACGAAGCATTGGCGTTCTTTGGCTCGGGTCGAGCCATTGGAGATGCGCTTGGTGTCAGCAGCGGCCGAGTTTCCCAGTGCCGTGCAGCAGGAGGTTTTTCCTACCCGATGCAGTGCGTTCTTGAGAAAGAGTCTCGCCGGAAGTTGATCGCCAAGCGTGAAGACGAGCCGGGTAGTTCAGCGGCGGTTGCATAAGAGACATCCCTGTCAGTGGTTTCCATGGTTCCCATCTTAGGGCCAGCGGATCGGACAGGTAAGCGAAGCGGGGAGGGTGTTGGTTTATCCAGTACCTGTGAGTGATCCGGCACATCGGCCAGTGATGTTTGAAGCGCCTTCTCCAAGCAGGCGCGCCGGAATGGAGTGATGCCCTAAGCATCGGGTTGGCGTTTGACGGTGAAACGAACGCTTGGCGTCAGCCCTGACAGGACAAGCCGGCAAAAGGCTCCCAAGGCCGGCAGGAGGGGGAAGCGGGTGATGTGGCTATCACCAGTGGGCAGCTCCGGGATGCGTCGTCGCTGACGTGAATCCTGCCCAAGTGACAGCGAGCGATTCGACTGTTGCCAGCACCGCCGACGAGACAGGCGCACTGCTGAAAGCTCCATGCCCGCCTAGGTGGGTATGGGGAAGATGTGCCCCGAAACAGCACCCCAGCCAAGGGTGAGTAAGTACCAGAGCACGGTGTAGCGCACACGCGAGGCACCACACACAGCACTCCCCTGGACGGGCCTTGGGAGGCTGGAAACAAAAACGCCCCACAGCGGCTAGGCAAGCGGGGCGTTACTCAGAAACGAGCGAGGAAATTATACATGCAACAGCTCAGAGACTACCAGCAGCAAGCCCTTGACGAACTTCGTCGCGGTATCGCTGCCGGTCACAAAACACAGGTTCTGATGGCCCCAACCGGGGCAGGCAAAACCACCATTGCTTCCGCGATGAAGCAAGGCGCCATGCTTAAGGGGAAGCGGGCTTTCTTCGTCGTGGACAGCCTGGAGCTTGTCGAGCAAGCCGTTGCCCGCTTCGAAGCTGACGGACTGGAAGTTGGCGTGATCCAAGGCCAGCACGAGCTGACCAACTACGCCAAGCCCGTTCAGGTTTGCACGATCCAGACGCTGCGCGCTCGCTGGGATCGCATCTGCGCCGCATTCCGCCCTGACTTGCTGGTCATCGATGAGTGCCATGTGCTGCACAAGGACCACGTTCGCATCATTGAGGCGTGCGTGAAAGAGGGCGTTCCGGTCATCGGCCTTTCCGCCACCCCGTTCCGTAAGGGCATGGGCCTGGTGTTTGACCGCCTGGTCGTAACCGCGACACTGCGCAGCCTCACCGAGCAGGGCTATCTGGTGCCTGCCCTGTGCTACGCGCCGAGCGTCCCCGATCTGACGGGCGTGAAAAGCAACGGCGGTGATTGGGTAGAAGACGCCCTCGCCGAAGTCATGGGCGATGCCAAGCTGATTGGCGACGTAGTTGAGAACTGGTGCCGGCTGGCGGAAGGACGCCAAACCATCGTCTTCGGCTGCAACGTCGCGCACTCGCGCGAACTGGCCCGCCAATTCTCCCTGGCTGGGGTAAGGGCCGCGCACGTTGATGGGTACACCGACATTGCCGAGCGCACGCAAATCATTGATGCCTTCCGCGCCGGCCGCATTCGCGTGCTGTGCAACGTGGCCGTGCTGACCAAGGGCTTCGATGCCCCTGAAACCGCTTGCGTTGTCCTGGCTCGCCCCACGAAGTCATTGATGATGCATTACCAGATGATGGGTCGAGGGCTGCGCACTGCTGACGGAAAGGCCGACTGCATCATTATCGATCACGCCGGGAACTGCCTGCGCAACGGCCTCCCGACGGACGATCTTCCTGCCGAACTGGATCAAGGCAAGGGCGATAACCCCGACCGCAAGAAGCGCGACAAGGTAAAGGCCGAGCGCGAGCCTCGCCCATGCGGCAAATGCGGCTACGTGTTCTCGACCAGCCGCTGCCCAGCCTGCGGGCATCAGCCGCTCCCCCATCAGGATGTTGAGTGGGTAGACGGCAAGCTGGTTCCGCTCGGCGAGGTTGCCAAGCGCAAGACCTTCACTACCGATCAGCGCCGCGAAGTCTACGCGCAGCTTCTCTGGTACGCGCGCAGCACGGGTAAGAAGGACGGCTGGGCCTATTACAAGTGCCAGGAGTACACCGGGCACGCCCCGCGCGAGAAGAAAGGCGTCTCCCCGATGCGGCCGACCCCCGAGGTGATGGGCTGGATCAAGCACAAGAACATCGCGTTCGCCAAAAGCCGTGAATCGCAGAGGGCCGCAGCATGAAGACTGCTGAGCTGATGCGCGGCCGTTGGCGCGACGCCCTCAAGTACGCCGGCATGACCGACCGGGAACTGTCTGGCAAGCACTGCCCATGCCCGATGTGCGGCGGCAAAGACCGCTTCCGATTCGACGATAAGGACGGCACCGGTTCTTACTTCTGTGCCGGCTGCGGGGCTGGCGACGGCATGAAGCTGATGATGCGCCTGACTGGACGGGATTTCAGGGAGGTCGCTGCGGAGCTGGATAAGGCATACGGCAACTACAGCGTCCAGCAGCCCGAGCGCCGCGACACGGGCGAACTCCTGCGCCGCATCGGTGCCGGCCTGCTGCCTGTCGGCGATATCAGCCCTGTCGTTACCTACTTGCGCAGCCGGGCCATCCGCCGAGTTCCGCGCGAATTCCTGCGCTACCACCCTGCGGCGTGGCACTCGCAAGAGCGCCGCACCCTGCCTGCAATGGTCGCAGCCCTGCGCGACGTAGATGGCAAATGCCATGGCTACCACATGACCTACTTGAGCGAGCGCGGCGAGAAAGCCGCCATTGACGCCCCGCGGCTGTACTCGCCTGGCCAGACCGGCGAATGCGTGATCCGCCTGACCGCCGTCGAGAGCCATATCGGCCTGGCTGAAGGTATCGAAACCGCCCTCAGTGTTACCGAGCTGTTTGGCATTCCCTGCTGGGCTACCGGGGATGCAGGCCGCATGGAGCGCTTCAAGGTTCCGGCAGGCGTCGAGCGCGTGACGGTCTTCGCGGATGTTGACCAGAACTACACCGGAGAGGCCGCCGCTTTTGCGCTGGCAAAGCGCCTCTCGCTCCAGGGCATCGCCTGCGACGTGCGCCACGACTGCCCACGCGGCACTGACTACAACGATCTGCTGCTGCGCGGCATCAGGGAGACAGCATAAATGACCGACTTCATGGAAATCACCGAAGCCTTCCACCAGGCCCGCACAGCCCCCGATGTAACAGATCGCGCTACTGGCCTAGAGGAGGCCGATCGTATAGGTGGCGTTGCGCTGGTACAGGCCAGGCTGCAGGGGCAGGGCCGTCCGGACTGCCTGGATTGTGGCGAGGACATCCTCCCAGCTCGCCGCCAGGCCGTGAAGAACGCCGTGCGCTGCAAGGAATGCCAGGACGACAACGACAAGCGGGAGGCGCGCCGCCATGGCTGAGTTCCTGGCTTATCTGGCCGTCTGCGGCGCCACCGGGGCGGCGTCCTGCATCAAGGGGCCATGGCTCCGCGGGCTTGCTGTCGGCCTCTGCATCTTCGTCGCCTACCAGCTAGGCATGGAGGCTGCCCGTGGCTGACCGCATCGCAGTAAACAGCGCCACGCGCCTCTCCGAAGCCATCCACAAGCTGACCGCTCTGTACCGCGAGAAGAAGTATGTCGTGGTCAGCTTCCGCGAAGGCAAGGACCGGACTCTCGACCAGAACGCTCTCTGGTTCTCCCTGTACGAGCGCATCGCGCAGATGACGCAGATTGGCGACGTGGACGATGCCCGCCGCTACTGCAAGCTGCACTTCGGCGTTCCGATCATGCGCCGCGATTGCGAGGAGTTCCGCGACGGCTGGAATCGGATCTTCCTGCACCTGCCGTATGAGGAAAAGCTGCGCCTGATGGGCGAGTGCTCGCTGATGGGGCCGGACGGCTTCCCGGTAACTCGCCTGTTCAACCGCAAGCAGGGCATCGAGTACACCGACCGCATCGTGGCTGAGTTCGCCGGACGCGGCGTGTTCTTCGGCGATCTGCTCGGGGAGGCTGCAGCATGAGCCGAATAGTCAGCAAAAAACTGCGCGATTCGGCTCGCGGCCGTGACTGCCAAATCCGGATTCCTGGTGTGTGCTGCGCTGATCCTGAAACGACGGTGCTCGCGCACTATCGCCTGGCAGGCACCTGCGGCATGGGCATGAAGCCCGTTGACCTCAACGGTGCGTGGGGCTGTCGATCGTGCCACGACGCTTGCGATGGCCGCCTCAAGACGCCGTACAGCCGTGACGAGCTGCGCCTGATGCACCTAGAAGGCGTACTGCGGACGATTTCGACCCTTGTTTCAGAGGGGAGGGTCTCCGCGTGACGCGCATGGTTTATGAGGCTCATGGCAAAGCCATGACTTTGCAAGAGTGGGGCGAAGTGCTTGGCGTCAAGTGGAAAACGCTATGGGCGCGGATTGACTCCGGAATACCAATAGAAGAGGCGCTGATCAAGACTGTTGAAAAGCGAATTCCGCCTAGAAATCCGGCTAAGACGGTGCAGATGAGCTGCGCTCACTGCGGCAGGGAATACGTGGTGCCGAAGTGCAGAGAGTGGCGAGAGCGTTGCTGTTCCTCCGAATGCAAAAGCGCCAAGCGGAGCGCAGATAAGGCTGCGCGCGACCAGAGCAGGCAGCGCGGATGCGTCAATTGCGGATCCAAGTTCATAGCCACCAAGTGGCAGATAGAACGCACTGGCGCCAAGTACTGCAGCCGTGCTTGTTCGATAGCTCACGCGACGCTGCCAAGCCTCGAAGATGAGGGAGTCCGCAAGAGGCGCATCGAGGCGATGACCTTGGCCATCAAGGAGGGGCGATGGAAGTTCCTAAAGGGGCAAGAGAACAAGCAGTGGAAAGGCGGGCAGAAGGCCGCACAACGCCGCCGCATTGAGTCTGGAAAGGCTGCTGCGTACACCCGGAAATACCGGGCAAAAAACCCGGAGCGCGTGAGGGAGTGGGCGCAGAAGCGCGCCCAAGGCCGGATAGGAAGACTCCCTTGGGGTACGACGCAGAGGCTTTTATCCCTCCAAAAAGGCAAATGCGCGATCTGCAGGTGCTCGATCGCGCACGGGTACCACATCGATCACGTCATGCCGCTGGCGCTTGGCGGCAAGCATGAGCCATCGAACCTACAGCTGCTGTGTCCGCCGTGCAACCTGCGGAAGAGCGCCAAACATCCTGTCGATTACATGCAAGAAGCGGGGTTCCTCCTATGAGCGCCCTGGCTGAAACACAACTGATCTGGTTCCGCGAGGGACTGCTGACCGCAAAGGGGGCCGCATGAAAGTCCCATGCCCCGCCAACGCCAGCCACGACACCACGGCATTCAGCAGCCGCCAGATCGTCTGGTGCCACGACTGCCGCAAGGAACACCCATGGCCGCTAAAGCCCGGCCAGCTCCCCCTGATCGCAAACAACAGAGCCACAAGGAAGCCGCAATGAGCGCACTCAACGAACAGCCAGGCGGCAGTCACTACAAGGGCAAGGCCATTCAGCCGGTCCAGTACATCCACGCGAACGGCATCGGCTACTGCGAGGGCAACGTCATCAAGTACGTCTCCCGGTGGCGCGAGAAGAACGGGCTGCAGGATCTACTGAAGGCTCGCCATTACATCGATCTGCTGATCGAGCTGGAAGGACTGGAGAAAGCCGAGTTCGGCCAGCAGAACACCATCGACTGCCGCACTCCCGAAGAGAAGGCAGAGATCGCATGAAGCTCTCGCGAATCGACGTGATAGGACAGAACGGCAATGACGGCGAGCACTATGACCAGATCCTCTGCGGCGAGGCGTGGATTAACAGCGGAAGGCCTGACTGCCAAGGCCAATGCGGAAGCTCTTGCTCTCGCAATCGCGGACAAGATGCGGGAGCGCTGCAAGCCAATGGGTCTGCCGAAGTGGCGCCAGTGGGTATCGGCCGAGCTGTCGAGGATGAGCCCGCTGCTGCGCAAGATGGTGCGCGCTGCGCTGGAAGCGAAGGCGAGGGGGAGTAGATGACAGCCATCAGCCTGCCTTGGCCTCCGAGCAACAACACCTACTACCGCCGCGTTGGCGCCAAGACGCTGATCAGCGCCAAGGGGCGTAGCTACTGCAAGGACGTAACCGCTCTGTGCCAGTCGGCCGGCGTGCAAAAGATGGAAGGGCGCCTGCAGGTGGTCATCACCGCTTGCCCGCCTGACCGTCGCCGCCGGGACCTGGACAACCTCTGCAAAGGACTGCTTGACGCGCTCACCCACGGCGGAGCCTGGGAAGACGACA